CAGGCTGGGCTGGTTCGTCCCGAGCCACGACGTGCTGTTAGTGACAATGCTGGTGGGCTTGTAGAAGTATTCGAGATCGTAAGCGTACGTGGACGCCGGCCTCGGCGCCATCTCGAGCGTGGTGTCATCCTTGAGCGCGTAGTACTTGGGTGTACCATCGGCCGCCGTCGGCATGTATTCGTTGAGGAAGTCGTACGACTTCATCCGCAGGAATGTAGTTACCGATGACACGGTAACTTTGAACGACAGGGGGGCGATGAAGTCAGACGGCAGCGTGAGGGTCGCCGTGCTGGTCACGAGGTTTCCGGTAGAGTGCTTACGCAGCGCCGTGAACAGGACCGTGTGGTAGATGCGGTCTTCCGCCATCCGCACGAAGTCGTCGATGTTGTCGACGAACGTGGTCTCCGTGTTCTCCGTCCAATCTTTGATCGCTTGGGTCAGAGTTGTGTAAGTCCACGACACTTCAGCTCACCGTCACTCTAAGGTCGCCGACACGGACCGTCCGTTCCTCACCCGTCAGCGGGTTAAAGCCCGAAAACGACCGGTCGAGATTGTTCTCTGGTCGCGCCCGCTCCAGCGCCTGGGGGTCAATGATCCGGATCTTGCCCAGCTGATACTGGGGATGGTCCTCGTCGAGGCACTGGCTACACACGTAGAAGCCGGTGGGCCGCTCGTTCTCGACCTGTTCCGTCAGATCTTTGTAGTCAAACTTCTGACCGCAGCGATCGCATACGGCCTTGGAGTAGCGCCCAGATGCGTACATTAGCGCATGCTGATGTGGGGCCGGAGGAACCACGAGCTACGATCGCGGTCGTCAGTTTGCGCAAGCTTAAGACTCTCGTCGTATGCAGCCTTGAGGCCAAGGATGCGATCCATATCCTTCGACTTCTTGACAGCCACGTGATAAGCCAAGCCAGCGACCATGGCCGGCATGAACCTGAATGGCACATCTTGCGTATAAGTGCCGCCGGCCCCCGCCTCGTACATCCTGCGCATGCGCCAATAGACGAATGTGTAGGTGGCCGCGCTGTCTGGTATCTGCCACAGCGTGAGAACTGGCGTAGTCTGGTTACGTTGCAAATACCAACGTGTCGGTCGCCCCTCACTGTTCTTATTGGGAATTGCCGCATATTCAGAGAACGACATGCGCGACATGTGGATGTCGACTTGGTTCGTTCCCGTACCAGTACGCAAGACTGCGTCGAGAATATCCACCGTATCGGTCGGCATGTTGTATTGTCCGTCAGATGCCGTTAGAGCCTGTGTCCCCTGTTCTATGGTCCAGAAGTTGAGCCCCATGTTGGCCCACTCCAGGAGCATCAGGTTCAGCGATCGGCGAGCTGTATGGAGATCGTACCCAGAGAAACTCTCTAGCCCAGCTCGCTCAAAGGCCTCTTCGCACGCCTCTCCAAGGTCGAGCTCAAAACTAGTAGTTCCCGTCGTAGCCATGACGCTCTCGCAGTGATTGAAGGCGCCCAAGTCCGCGTTCCATGAACACCGACGCGTTCTCTCGAATGATGAACTCGGCGGCCTCGGTGGCCCGCCCGAAACCAGTCTTCGAGAACACCCGCCCTGTACCTGGCAAAAGTGAAGCAATTATCGCGGCGGCCGAGGCGCGCCTGTGTTTTATCTTACACAAAACGGCAAACACACCAAGAGCCTCAGTTGCACTCTTGCCACGCACGGACCAACGATAACGAAGTCTACGCGGCCGATGCTTGCCGTCGTTCTTTGGTTGCTCGATCTTTACCACACCCCCGAACCTCTTGTGCAAGAGGTCTATTGGCTCGCGATCGCACATAGCCACGCTTGCTGTCGCCGTCATGCTCATTGCGTGGTTGTGGAACGATACGCTGACACAGCCCTCTCCGTCGAATATGCCGGCAAGATAATGATCCAACGCGGTCGTGCCGGTTGTCGCCATTAACGTTTCTTACCCTTAAGTATACCGGTGCCATTGTCGGCCTTATTGAATTCCTTCGATACCTTGGCCGGGGGACACTTGTCGTAGGCGGCGCCGTGGGCACACGCGGCCATCAGGCGGGCCTGCTTCTTCGTCTTGCTCGGCATCAGCAGCCCTTCTTCTTGACGGCCCCGCCATTCTTGTAGGGCATAGGCTTCTTGGTCATGGGCGCACAACCAGACTTCTTAGCCATCACTTATCCTTCTCTTCCTTTGCACGCTCCTCGTCGGACTGCCACCCGGGCGGGAGCCAGAAATCGGTCTCTTTCTTGGCGTTGTTGAACGTTCGGTTGAGACCGCCGGAACCGACCGTCATGATGTCGATGGTGCCCTCGACACCGAAGAAGACAGGGAAGCCGAACAGCGTGGGGCGAAGATTGCCGTGGAAACAGCGGAAATAGAGATCTGGGAGCTCGGACGTGGGCAGCCGCACACCCATGACTTTGACGCCCCTCGCGCGCAAGCCATCGATCACCCTCTTAGCGTCGTTGCGCATGTAAGAGGGGATGTCGTTCTCTATGTTCATTTCTGTGCTGCCTCGAGAGCTTTGATTCTGTCGTTTAGCTGTGAGATGTGGACGGCCTGAATTTCTACCGTCTCCACAAGGCGCTGGATCCACGCGCCAGTCGGCAGGCCCTTCACGGGATCGAATTTCGCCTCGTTCGGGAGGCTCGTCAGATGCCGCTTCGTCTTCCAGTGGTTGATGTATTTTTCGAGGTCGAGCGGGTCTTCCGGGCCGCCGATGCGCGCCGCGAATTTCCGTAACGGCTCGTGCGTGCGCTCTGTTGTCTTGGCTGGCCTGACGATCTCGCGCTCAACTTGAATTCTCCGTGTGACAGGCTGGCCCTTTTCGTCCACGACCGGGGAGCCATCTTCCAGCACGACCGGGATTGTCTCATAGACCGGGACTTCGCGCTCTTCAGTGGAGCGTGTCAGCCGCTTCTTGCCGTCCACAACCTCGATGCGCTCGACAACAATCCGCTCGCGCGTCGTGACGGGCTCACGCGTGCGAAACTCAGGCTCCTCGGTATTCGGAACATTGTCGTCCCACCTCTTGATGTCGATGGTCCCGCCATCGAGCGCGGCGTCGAAGACGTAGCAAGTCAGAAGCGTGTTGTCATCGTAGACAGCGCCGAAATTGATCGTGTTGTTGCCCTTGTCAGTTCCTGTGGCGCTGGGATGGTAGACGCCACCACCATAAACACAGCGCGTCGCGATTGCTCCGGCCTGGTATGTGTCGAAACGGTAACTACCATCCTCGCTGCCTGAAGTCGGGTCGTCCACATTTGCGTAAAGCTGGCAATATGCGATACCGGCCGCCGCGCTGTTTTGTTCGTTGAACGAAATGGTGCCAATGCGATCATTAGCGGCCGGCGTCGTGGTGTTGTGGTTAAGGGCAATCCCAGACCCACCATTGCCCTCTTCGGTGCGCTGGATGACAAGTCCGTTCGTGGCTGTGGTGGCAATTGTCTGCCCGGCTGACCAAGTATTCGCGCCATCCAGAAGTGGCACGTTAGCCCCGCTCGTGCCAGTGTTCTGCGTGGCGGCCGTTCCCAAACCGAGAGTGGTCCGCTGAGCAGAAGCGCTTGCATCGTCGATAAGCGCGCGGCCAGCCGCCGTACACGCTATCTCTTCGACGTCTCCCGACCCAGAACTTGATCTGCCGAGAACCATGTCCGTAGCTGACACGTTCTGGATCTTCGCATAGGTGACGGCGTCGTCGTCGATCTGCGACGTACCGACCGTGTTCAGAGAGGCGAGGGCGCCTTCGTCCGTGATGTCAGCAAGAGAGTGCGTGTGCGAGGCGGCGGCTGCGCCAAGACTGGTCCTGGCAGTGGCCCCGCTCTCGGCCACCCAATTCGCACCGTCGCCGACGATGATGTTGCCATCGGTTACGGCGAGCGCTGCGATGTCCGTGAGGCCAGCATCGAGCGGTTGATAGACGCCAGTGTGATTATGGCTGGTCGACGACTTCTCAGTGTCAAGCTCTTCGAGCGCGGCCTGAACATCAGTTGCCGCGATGTTCCCGGCGGGCGTGAACGTGACATCGGACGCAGAGCTGGCGACAGCCCCCCACTCGACGGCGTAGTCAGTGTCGCTCGATTTCTTGAGCGCCTGGCCAGTCGTGCCGCCATCTGGGATGCCCGGGGTGGCTACGACCCCCTTGGCAGTGATCCCCGTCGTCATCAGGCACCCGCAGAGCGGATGATGGCGATGCGGCGCTCAAGATCTTCCTTGAGCCCAATGGCGTTGCGCATCTCACGCTCGGCCTTGACCTTGATCTCATTGGCTTCGGCCATCAGTGTCTTGGCATCGTCGAATGCCACAGCCCGAGCGGCTTCGAGTTTTCTTGTACCCTCTTCTGCCTCTGCGATCATCTTCTCGGCGGCAGACTTGAGCTGCTCGGCCCCAGCGACGATGACGAGAGCCCTGGCTTGGGCATCGGCCACGGTCTTCTCTGCCAGCTGCGTGGACTGGGTGGTGGCAGCCTCGATAAGACGGGCGGCCTCTGCCTTCATCGCGTCGGCCCTCTTTCTCGCATCTGCGAGATAGCTGTCGGCCTCGGCACGCTTCTGGGCGCTGTAGTCGTTAGCTTCCCGCCTCGCTTCGGCGGCCAGCTTGTGGAGATTGGCGATGTCGCCCGCCAGGTTGGCCCTGGCCACGGCCTCGTCAGCGTCCATTTTCGCCTGCCGCAAAGCGGAGAGACGGTCAGCCACCACCTGCGGGTCGGCGAGCAGCTTGTTGAGGTCTTCGCCAGATGAAATGCTCATGGTCATTAACCCGAGAAGATGCCGGACTGGATGATGGTGAGGATGGCAGAACCGCCCGAAGAGCTGTTCACCTTGAGACGGATAGCCCTGCACGGATAGGCATAGTTGCCGTCAGTGTCGGCCGTCTTCGAGGCGATCGAGGAGTGGTCAAACCACGTTGCCGTATAGGGGTTGAACGTCGCTGAGAACGGGTCGTCGAACGTGTGCTGCACCGTCGCGTTGATGGTCCCAGTCACGTCAAGGCCGAGGCCGACCGAGAAGCCGTTCTGGTGAATATCCATCGGGACGGCTCGAGAGATACCAGTTCCGGCTACGCCAACCTCAACGTCTCCTCCGGTCGCGGCCGAAACTGCAACCTGGGTGATCGTCTTGAAGCTGGTCGCACACGTCACCGTGGCGCCGGCAGTCGGGCCAGTTGTGGCGGCCGAGGTGATTGTGTTGCCGTACTTGTCTGTGCCGGTGAAGGTAAAGGTTTTGCCGGACTCGTCTCCGGCGGCGTAAACCGTCGGAGCGGTTACTTCGCCGAGCGTGGCTACGCCGCCTGAGGCGAGGGTTCCGTTGATGATTAGGTTACCGGCTCCCGACGGGGTCTGAGCTAGGCAAATGCCGTCTCGATCCAACGCCGTTGGAGCCATGGAAATGGTAATGGGGCGCATGCGCTATCCTCAGATACAAGAAAAAGGGGGCTGGTTTCCCAGCCCCCAGTTTCATTACGTCGCGTCGGACGAGACGTACTCGCCACCCGTGTCGCCGTTGGTCGAAACCATGTTCGCCAGCTTCACGAGGGCGCTATCCGCCGCCGTCCAATCGGTCGTGTTGAGCTTGTCGCATGCGTTGAGCAGGATCGTGCCATTGGCACTGGCGTGGACAGAGATGGCCGCCGTCAGCGTCGTAGCCGGTCCGTAGTTCAGGCCGTTGAGGAAGTGACAACGGTTGAACATCACCCAGCGGTTCAGGGCGCTCGAGGCATTGGCGTCGATGAACAGCGGGGTCGCCGCGTCCGCCGAGCACAGGAAATAACAATCCTCGAACATCACGCGCGCAACCTGCGAACGGAATCGCACGTTGGCGTTGGCCGCGCCGCGCTCGACGGTGTCGAGACCGATGGCGCAGTTCGTGAAGTAGTGCTCGCCGCCACCCGTGAACAGGATGTCCGCCGAGCTGGCGTTGTCGCCAGACTTGCCGGCCGCACCCATGCCACCGAAGTGGACGAAGCTGTAGTGATTGCGCGCGCCCTGGTCCTCCCAGAGAACGCAAGTTGCCGCCTCGTCGAAGCCCTCGAACAGCGAGAAGTTCGAGAAGATGCAGCCCGAAGCCGTCACCTGCACCATGTTGAACGCCGTGGTGGGCGCGGTGCTGGCGTGGCTGATACGAGCGCGCGACGCGATGGGCGTCGGAGCCGTGACGCCGATCAGGTGCGTGGCGTTCTTCGACCAAGTAAGAGTGGCCGAAAGGCGGGCGGTCGCCGACGTCGAGCCGTCACCAACGAGAAAGATCACGTCGTTGTTGCCGGCCGTGGCCGCCGAATGAGCCGCCGACAGCGTGCTGAAGGCGGTCTGCGGCGACTTGCCATCGTTGCCGTCAGCACCCGAGGCGGGGTCGACGTAGTAGAAGTTGCCCGTGAACATCGGGCTCGTCGGGCCGAGGAAGCCGCCGTAAGAGCGGACCGGACCCGTAAAGGTGGTCATAGCCATAGTAAGTTCCTCATGCAGGAGGTGTCGCCCCGTCGTCTCTGCATCGTCTGCCGGGACAGTCGGCGGGGCTGGGTTAACCCGGTACCCTAGAGTTCTAGGGCAAACTGGATGTCTTCGGCGTTCACCGTAGCGTTGCGCTCGTTGCCAGCCGAAGACAGGCACTGCGGTCTGTAATCGTTGCCGTAGTGCGTTTTCAAATCTGAGATGATGTTTTGACCTTGGTTCTTGCCAACCATCTCTACATCTATCCAGAGATTACCTCCAGCATCGATGAAGACATTGTTAATCTTCTTGATTAAGAGCCATAGGCCAGAATTGGTGACAATGGCATACTTGCCATTCTAGAGCATGCGATTAGTGAACCAGCACGGAGCGCCGACACACTCACTCACACCGTTATTGATGTGGACGAGTTTGCCGTACCAGTGCTGGGTGATTTCCATGGTATTTGGTTGCGGGTCTGAGAGTTGCACTCAGGTATTCCGGGTATGAGCCGGAACGGGCCGCTGGGCCTACCCGCGTTAATCGTGACGGTTACGTTTCGCCATGTTCTCGACGCCTCTAAGGACCTCCAAGTTCCACGGCACATTCAATCCTGACACGTTGCGCCCACGAAGTGGGACGATGTGGTCGACGTGATAGGGCGTCCCGGTGCTTAGCGAGAGCTCGCGAGCGGAGGAGTAGATCTCATCCATCGCGCGCCACTGCTCGGGCGTGAGCCATGCCGGCGTGGCGTTCTTAACTTGGGCGCGACGAGCGCGGCGGTCGGCCGCAACCTTCGCGGGGTTAGAGGCCTTCCAGCGCTTCCGATATGCGTGTTTTTGCACAGCCGGGCGCGCATCGGCACGAGCTACGTATTCGGGTTTATTCTCGGCGTAGTGCAGCCTCTGACGAAGCCGCATTCCCGCTGGACAACGATATTGCCCGCAGTGGTTCGGTTCGTTCGCCGCCTTGTCGTGGCGCCGCCGTTTGCCGCCCAACGGGTCGCCGTGGCGGTACCACCGCATATAGTGCGGGCGGCAGTAGCCACGCTGGAGAACCGGCTTGCCGCACGACGGCACCGAACAAATGACGCCGACGACGGTCTTGGCGTGCTCGACGCCGCCGCCCAGTGGGTCGCCGTGACGACGCCAGCGAGCGAAATGTTTAACGCAGTAGCCGTGTTGCCACAGCTTTTGGCCGCACCCCTCGACCGAGCAGATCGTGGGGCGGGGCGGAGGAGCTCCCGTCGGCGAGCCGTAGCGCTGAAGACGCGCGGAGTGGGCACGGCAGTAGCCACGAGCAAAGACGGAGCGGTCGCAAGCAGGCACGGAGCAAGTCATAGCCGGCACATCCTTTGGCTGTTACCAACCGCAAGATATGCCGGCTATTTCGTGAAGTCAAGTGCTCGAAATCGTCGAAATCCGGGCTGCGCGCTTTTGACGCACGCTACCCACTGATTTCATTGCGATTACGAGGCACCAGGGGAGCCGTAGTACGATAGGTAATCACTGAAACCAAAGCTATATCTCTCGCGAGCTTTGTATCGTACATTACCGGTATCGAAATCGCCTTCCATGGCCGTCTTCATCCCCACGCGGGTGAAGTGTTTGGCGCCATTGGTGACGTCGGTCTTGAGGAACCACGCGTTCGTGTCCGTGAAGAAGTGATTGATCGCGAAGCCCGAGGGAATAGCGCCCGTGACGCGGAGAGCGTTCGGGTCGTTATCCGCCGTGCCGACACGCAGCTCCGACTGGAGGATGCGGGTCGCGGTGAACGTGTAGTCCACCGGGATAATCAGCTTCGTGGGACGCGCCGACATCAGGAGGCCGCGCTCGTCGGTCCACTTCGCAATCGCGATGCAGGCCGCTTCGAGAGCGGTTTCGTTGAGGTCGACACCCGTGGTCGGACGGTTCGAGATCGTTCCGCCCGTGGCTAGAGGATGGTCCGTGTCGAAGAGGTACTGTCCGTCACCCGAGGTGTAAGACGTGAACCCGTTGTTGAACGGATACGCGCCCTTCACATTCTTCGTGTAGGACATAGCCTTGGCCAGCTCTTTCGTATACCGCGCCGAAAGCGAGGCGTACAGGTTGTCTTCCATCGCCTCTTCGGTGATGGCGAAACCCATAGCGATCGTTTCGTGGGTATAGCGAGCCGTCCAGAGTTCGCCAGCATTGTCGTACGTGATGCTGACGCCCTCTTTCTTGACGGGGGCAGCGCCAAAGCCGAAGAGCTTCACTTCCTCTTCGAACGACCGATCGGAAGTATCGGCTTCGTAGAGGTCCTTGTACTCTTCCTTGTAGCGCTTGTATTCCAGGCCGAACAGGGCGTTCAGCCCGGGGAGCAACTGCTTGAGTTGCTGTGCGCGGGACATTGCCATTGTTCAGTCTCCTCAGACGCCAGTGGCCTGACGATAGTGATGCATACCCCAGTTCCAAATGCACAGAACATCGGTATACGTATCACCAATCGTCGAGAACGGGCCGTCGACAAAGTCGATGATCCGCACCGGCAGAGTGTTGGTCGTCGCCTGCGAGCCGATGGCATTCTTCGAATGACCAACGTTCGTATCGCCGGCAGTCACGACCTGAGCCGCATTGAGGAACAGGTCAGCCTGAGCGATCGTCGCAGAACCCTGGGCCTGAAACACGACGTCCGGGTCATCGACCACGTACGCGTAGGGCAGGCCGCTTGAGGCAGCCGCAGTGCTGGCCGGCCAATACGCGCGCTGGATGGGGCCCAGCGTGGTGTCGGTGTAGGCGCAGCCCATGAAGATGCCAATGGGCGTCATTGTGGAGGTGCCAGCATCCTTCGCCACCGTGCCGTCGTTAACGCATTTCACCGCGTCGAACGTCGAAAGCTGGGTGTTGTAGGAGTTGGCAATTCGGATCAGCCGCATGCCGTGAGGCATAGGGCGGCTGGACAACAGGCCGACGGGCTTAAACCCGTACGGCGCGGCAGTCGTAGCCATGTTGAATTACCTTGTTGTTAGAGGGTTACTCGTCTTTAGCAGAGCCCTTCCCGATGCGCGTCCGGCTTTTGCTCTCGTTGAGCTTGGGCATCAGACTGTGCGCATTGTTCAGGTAGCTCTGGTCGACCGCCTCCAACTGTCGCTCGGCAAGGTTCCGGAAGTAGGCGTTACGTGCCTTGGCGATCTCTTCTGCCATGCGGCAGAGCATTAGGCCGCCGATGATGATATTCCCCGATGTTGACGTGTCCGGATTGCGAGCCGCTGGCGCGGTGCCGCGCGGGCTGTTGGGCATCAGGACACTGGTGATCTCGGGGTAATCTTCGGCTCGACACGGCTCCCAACCCTCGCGGAGTCTGGCTTGGTAGTTCTTCGGATCGGGCGTACCGTATGTGTCGATACGAACCCACCGATGAACATAGCCAGGACGGGGGTCTGGGTCGGGCAGAACCGACGGCGGCGTCCAAGAGACTTCTCGGTTGCCGGGGGACTGGATGTCCCGGTCTTTCCTCGGGTCAGCGACCGGTGAGACGCTGAGCGATTCTTGAGCGCGGGGGTCTTTCTTCTCGCGGCCAGGGAGCCCCTGACCTTTAATGATGGTTTCGGTCATTGGGTTCCTCAGGACGGGAGCATGATTTTCTGGCGAGCGAATTCCTCGACGGGGACGCCGAGCTTCTTCGCCAAGTTGACTTCGTCTTGCGTCAGCGTAACCTTCTTCGGCCCCGGTCCGCCGCGATTAGCGGGGGCCACAACCTGTGCCGGCTGACGAACGGCCTTTCGCGGAGCTTCATCCTGCTCTGACTCTTCGGATTCCGTCTTCGCGAATTTCTCCGGATACACCGCCCTCAGGCGGCGATCCAATTCTTGATAATACTTGCCATCAGGCGCGGTGGGGTCTATGCCCTCGCCCACCAGGGCTACATGAATGCTGTACGCCGTGGCACTCTCTGGATTGGCGGGACGTCCACCCTCCATCGAGAACCACGAATTCTTCCGTGCCCAGTCCAGCGCCCGTTGATCCGGAATGTTGTTCCGGGGGTCGGGCCTGAATTCCGGCTCCGGCTGAGGATCCGGTACCTGAATGCTGGCGTAACGCTGTTCGTCCTGAGCGGCCCGTGCCATGCGGGTGGTAGCCTCAGCGATCTTGTCGGCGTCGCCCGTCTCATAGGCCGCCTTGTGATCACGCTTGGCCGCCTCGATTTCGGCCCGAGCCCGGACAAGAGCCTGCTCGTACGCCACCTTCTCGATCTCGGCCGCCCGCTTCTGCGTCTGCACGTACTTTTCGCGCATGGCGCCGGCATAGCGAATAGCTGCCTCACGCTCGCGATCGGCGGCCTCCTTCAGGCGGCGTTGATCGTGAACTTGATGCTTCAGCTCTTGGACGCGCTTGGCGGCCTGCTTGTTGAGCTTGTCGAGCTCGGCGTCGATATCCTTGTCGGCCCCGATCTTCGATTGGTCCTTGATGGGCTCGCGCCGATCCTCGGGCGGACGATCGTCGACAATCTCGACCTCGACCTTATCATCGCCTTCAGCGGCGCCTTCCTTGGGCGGTGGGTTGATCTCAACCTCGCCGCCGATCTGGCCGTCACGAATGCCGTCGTCCGGAGAAACAATCGGCTTCTCGGCGACGTCTTCCTCTTTGGGGAGCGTGCTCAGTTCGCGCCCGCCTGGACATCCAACTTAAGCGCGCCCTTTACATATTGGACGAGCTTTTCAGCCTCGGCGAGGCGCTCTTCCATCGTGGTCACGGGTGAACAGCCAACAGTGGCAACGGCCCACATACGGAGAGCCATATCTCCGCCAGCATTAAGAATTTCTACCGGGTTCATGCTACCTTCCTCATCGTAACAACAGACAGGGCGCGCATGAGGAATGACGGATCCTCGACTGTGCCCTCGATCGTGTTGTCGTTGACCAAGCGGAACTCGTGCTCGCAGCCATCCACACGGAGGCGCGTGCCCGAATAAGGTCGCATGACCACCCAGTCGCCCTGCTTACAATAAGGGCCGCTGGGGAACATCTTTTCGTCTTTGTAAGCATCGGAGCCCACCGCCACAACGAGGGCAATGGTCGCCGCCGCCTCTTCCCGGTTGATCAACTCATCCGGGAGTTCGACGCCCTTGGCCGTACGCTTCTGGAGCTTGGGGATGCCGATCAGCACCTTAGGCCCCGTGGGCGCAGGCAGGAACGCCTTCACCGCGTCATACGCGGCGAGGATTTCTTCCTTCATAACTTCCTCTAAATGCGTGGGACCTAACCCCGTCCCGCGATGGGGTGCGCCCTACGGGCGTTTACTCAACGTTATCGAGCAGCCTCACATAGAGGGCTTTGGCGTCCTCGAGGATCGCCCGATAGCATCGGAGTTCTGCGAATCTTTGCGAATACGTGGCGTAGTCGCTGAGCATGACGTCAGCCAATGCTCGGGAGCGTGTTTCGATCTCTCTCTTCATCTCTTCGATGAAGATCTCCAGACCATTCATCTACCAGCCTTAGGCTTGGGTTTGGCCTGCTTGGCCTTCTGTTTGGCCAGCTGGGCCTGGGTCTTGCGATCTGCGTCGGATTGCTTAGCTTCATGTTCACGAGACGCCTCGGCTTCTTCCGCCTCGTGCTCGCGACCTTCTTTGGTCTGCTGGTCCTTAAGCACCAACTCGGCCGCCTTGAGGCCGAGCTCGGCGCCCTTCATGACCCTGGCTTCGGAAACCTGTTTGTCGCTTTCTTGCGACTGGTGGGCCCGATCCCGCTCGCCCTCGATGCGTTGAACGGCGCGATCCTTGTTCTTCTCGGAGGCTTGGAAGCTCTGATCTTTCTCTTGTTTAGCCGCCCCGGCGTTGAGTTTGATCACCTCCTTCACGAGATCCGCCTCGATCTTGTCGGCAGCGGCCTTGCGCTCGTGCTCGAGACGCGCCACATCGAGAGCCGCCTTGACCACCTGATCGGCAGCCGACTGCTTCTCCCTGGCGACGCCCTCGAGCTCCCTGCGCATGAGGTCGCGCGCCTTGAGGTCGAGCTCGCGCCGCTGGATCTCCGTAAGAGGATCCTGAGCCTCGGCGATGCGCTGCTCCATGACCTTCTCGGCCACGTCCTTCGCAAGAACTTTGTCCGCCGCCTTGGCGACGAGGCCGGAGATCTGATGCTCGATCTCGGGCGGTAGCGGCTCCCCATACGGGGGAAGCTGGGTGCCCAGCTGCTTCTCGATGTCCTGCCGATACTTGAAGCCCATATGCTCGCGCACATGGCTTTCTGCAGCGCCTTGGATGGACTGCGCCATTGGGCTCTGCATGATGAGGTCGATGATCTTCGGGTCCTGCATCGCCGCGAGGTGGACCCGCATGTGGGCCTCGTGGTCCTGCTCCGGGAACACCTTGGCCGGCTTGCCCGCCAAGATATGCTGGTTTTCGGTGACGGGATCTTGAGGCTGGATATCCCGCGCAGTCGGGATGATCCGGTCCACGTTCTGCACACCCAGCACCTCGGCCACCTGCCGATGGAATTCTGGGAGATCATAGATCTGGGGCGCCTTGTCGGCCATCTGGCCCAAGGCTGTGTACTGCATGAT